TAGGTGAACGTCCGAATAACATTTCAGATAGTTAGGTGAACGTCAGAATAACTTACACTTTGTTAGGTGAACGTCCGAATAACATTTCAGATAGTTAGGTGAACGTCAGAATAACTTACACTTTGTTAGGTGAACGTCCGAATATCTTTCATTGTGACACTTTGTTAAAATAACGTATTCTCCACAGGCTCAGATTTTTGCTTTTCAATATAATTCTTTTCATCAGCGATTCTTTCAAGACACATATTAAAATAGTAATCGTCGAGCTCGAAACCGATATAGTGTCTTCCTTCACGCAATGCAGCGATGACAGTCGTTCCAGAGCCTAAACAATTATCTAAGATAACGTCACCAGGGTTTGTGTACGTTCTGATTAAGTAGCGAATTAAATCGACCGGCTTCTGGGTTGGATGCCTGAACTCCCTTGATGTACCGTGTTCAGCCCAGTTGTCAATATCTAAAATTGAACGCTGATAGCCCGTGAAATAAGACATTTTGTTTTCATCAAGCAAGCCATGTGATTTAACTCCTCCGGCAAATGTTTTATTTTTTCGCCCGGCTTTGACAGGTTTTTCGAGTTTAACAAGATTCTGCTGATTAAGCGGTCTGTTTTTCTTATAAAAAACGCTTATCATTTCATGCTGTCGCAATGGCTGGAATTTACAGAACTAAAAACCCGTACAGTTCTTCTTTTTCCAAATGTAGTCGTACCGAAACTCGCTTTCATTTGACAGCCTGATATGGCTGGAAAATGGTTCTGAACCGAAGAGAAGAATAGGACAGTCGTCTTTTCTTATTCTTTTATATTGCTACCATAATTTATCCATTGGAATCAATTGATCCCACGATGCTTCTTTAAATTTTCCGAATAAATTATAAGGCAGATCGCATATAATACAATCAATTGATTTGTCAGGAATTTTCTGCATTCCAATAAGACAGTCTTCGTGAAAAATATTGTCAATAATCTGCATTTTTTTCTTCATTTAATATCTTTAAATTATTTATCGACTCAACTCTCCCTCCCTTTCCAGATAAATAGAATATGGACAACAAACAAAGATGCACAACTATCCCGACTCTTAAAGGTGAGACAAAGAAACGTAACAAAGCGTTTCGTACTCAGCGATATTTGTTAGGAAAATATACTCAGTCTGATAGAAGAAAAGAAAGTCAGTCCATGTACAACTCACCACGCTGGACATCTACTCGACTGGCTCAAATACAAGCATATCCATTATGCCAACTTTCACTTATAGAAAACAGAATAGAACCTGCTGAGCACGTACATCACCTGATTAAGTTTCTAGATCAAACAGATGAAATAGTTAAACATCAACTATTCCTGGATCCTGACAACTTAATTTCTTTATCGACAGAAATGCACATGGCTCTACACTATGCACCAGACAGATTAACAGAACGCTAGCGTGCCTGGTTGTCTGAACAGAAAAACAAAGTGTTTGAGAAATACGTCAGTCAAGGAGCAAAAATAATTTTCACTGACGACAAAAATGACATTTTGTAAGAAAAAATTAAATTTTGCTTACACTTTGTTAATAATAACCCCCGGGCGCCTTCAAAATGTTAGAAAATGACGCAAATCGCCTTAAAAAGTATCCTTGGACAATTTTAGCGATTTTTGAGGTAAGGTTTTTACATAAAAATAATATAAATAAGACAATGAAAAACGAAGAAAAAGTTAAAAAGTACATTAACGCAGTACGCGAGTCGCTAAAAGCGATTTATGGCGGAAAAGTTCCTTTGCAGTTTTCCGCACAACTCCAGCAGTTGTCAGATTTTTACGCAGCTTATCTGGAAGCAGCTGACCAGTTCCACACATCTGATTCTAAAATCGTTACGTATATAAACGGAGGAAAGACAGCGTGTACAAATGCTACGTTAGCTGCAATGCTTTCTATTTCAAACCACATGGACAAGCTCATAAAGAATTTCGGTCTTTCACCACTTGCACTGAAGCGAATTCTTGGTTCTATTTCCGCAGACGACGAAGAAGATTTCTTGGACACAATGTAAAAAATTATGACGGACGTTGAAAAACATTATTGGCAAAGTTATGCACTCGACGTCGTCAGCGGTCGCGTGACAGCAGGTAAGTATATAAAACTTGCCTGCCAGCGTTATTTAGACTGGTTTGATAGAGATGATATTTTTTTCGATGCTGAGCGCATGAATAAGATAGAATGCTTCATAAATCATATGAAACATTTTGAAGGCAGTTTCGCCGGCAAACCATTTTATCTTCTCGATTTTCAGCGTTGGGTTTTAGCAAATATTTTCGGCTGGTACTATACGGATCGCCCTACTAAACGAGTTGTAGAATACGTTGTCCTTTTTATTGCACGTAAGAATGCAAAGACAGCACTCAGCGCAGCTATTATGCTAGCAGAAATGTGCGTTAACTAGGAGCGCGGTTCTGAGCAGTATATTGCCGCGAACTCCCGTGAGCAGGCAAAAGTAGCGTTAAAGTTTATTAAGGGTTATTCACAAAGCCTTGACCCGAAAGGCAAACATTTTAAACAATATACAAACTATGTCAAATATCCAAAGACCAATTCAATTTGTAAAGTTCTTTCAGCGCAGGCTGGTATTTCCGATGGATATAACCCTTCAATATTCCTAATCGACGAAGAGCAGTCAGCACCTTCAGATGCCATGTTCCAGGTACTCCAGTCCGGTCAGGCAATGCGCGAAAACCCGCTTGCTATCGTCATTTCATCAGGCGGTTACTTAATGGACGGGTTTCCGTTTTTCGAGCGCGTCAAAATCGGTCACGACCGCTTAGATGGCGTAACCGAATTTCCAGATGATGCTTTCTATGCTTTGTACGAATTGGACAAAGATGATGACTGGACAGATTTTTCCGTATATCAAAAAGCAAACCCGTCGCTTGGTGAAATCGTACGCGAGAAGTTCCTTAAAAAACGACTCGCTGATTCTATGGTCAGCATGACAACGCAGATAGATTTTAAAATCAAAAATCTTGACATTTTCGTTACAGCGAAGAATATCTGGATAGAGCCTGATTTAATCACAAATACTTATCAAAAAGTCGATATAGAGAAGTTACGCGGAGAACCTTGCTATATAGGCTGTGACCTTTCTTCAGTTAACGATTTAACGTCTGTCGCAGCTTGTTTCCCGCCAAATGAATTCCGCGATTACTATCCGGATAAGTACATCTTTATTGTTTGGGCTTGGGTTCCCGCAGCTGCACTTGAAACAGTTAACGGTCCGCTTTACAAACCGTGGATTCATCAAGGCTATCTTAAAATGACGTCTGGAAATTCCGTGGACTATGAGGAAATCCTAAACGACGTTCTTCAGTTTAATGCGATTTGCCCCATTGTTAAATTTATGTACGACCCTTATATGTCATTAACCTTTGTGCAACAGGCTGTAGCACAAGGACTTACGATGGTGCCTATGAGTCAGACAGTCGGTTCTTATTCACGTTCCACAAAGTCTTTCGAGGTTTGTGTAAAGCATGACCAGGTTGTGATAAACGGAAACTCGATGATTTCTTGGGCTTTCCAAAATGCTGAGTTAAAAACCGATTCTTACGGAAACGTAAAACCGATTAAAGCAGGCGGAGTGCTTGCAAAGAAAATCGACCCGGTCATTGCAATATTAACCGGAATGTCAGGATATTTGTTCGAGCAGTTAGCCGGCAGTATGGAGCTGATCACGCTCGAATGAACAAAGATAAATATAAAAAATAACTCTAAATCTATGAGTTGGTTTAATTTCAAAAAAGAGAAAAGAGAAGTACCAAAGGCTCAGCCGGAAGAGCAGTGTCCTTGCGTCCAGAGTGATTCATTATCATTTGAGGCGTTGTTCGGGCGTGACTATTCCTATCGCTCGCTTGGACCTGTTTATGCTTCAGCCGAATTAATATCTAATGCGTTGGCTTCCATGCCGTTACGTGTCGTTAAAGAGGATGAAGAAGGACGTACGGAAGTGGTCAAACATCACCCGCTTCAGCGTATTTTCAGGAACAGAAATATCCAGACAATGTCCATGCAGTCGATAATTAAGAATGCAGTACAGGACGTTCTCTTAAAGGGTAACGGTTATATCCTTATAAATCGCGGAGAAAGCGGAGTAATCACGTCTTTACGTTATATTCCAGCCGGTCGTGTGGCTGTCCAGTTTGATGAATATAATGATACTTTGTACTATATTTTGACAGTTAACATAGGCAAAGATTCTAAGAAGAAATCAAAGATTCAGCCAAAGGATATTATTCATTTGACGAAGACGACCCGTGACGGGATAGAGGGTCTGTCCGTGATGCACTTTGCGCACAATTCCGCTGACTTGGCTAAGTCGTCGGAAGATGCAGCTCAACAGTTCTTTGACTCAAATATGAACGTATCTGGGCTGCTTTCTTGTCAGACAATTATGAGTGACAAACAGCGTCAGGACATTAAAAACGCATGGCAACAGGGTCGCGGTAAAAATGCTTTACAGATTTTGCCTGCCAATGTGAACTATATTCCGCTTGGTACTAATTCTAAGGACGGGCAGCTGCTTGAGTCCAGACAGTATAACGGGCAGGTTATCAGCCAATTTTTTCAGGTACCTGAGCAGTTGATTAATTCCGGTGCGAAACTAACTTATAACTCACTCGAACAACTTAATCTGTTATTTTTCCAGCACACTCTTCTTCCGTATATCGTGAATATCGAGCAGGAATTCACACGAAAAATCTTTACGGACGAAGATGATTTGGCAGTCGATATGGACGAAACCGAATTCTTGTTCCGTACATCGAAGCAGGCTGAAGCACAGTATCTGACTTCGCTTGTCGGGAATGGCATTATCACAGTCAACGAAGCACGTTCGATGATAGGGTTAAAGAGTGTTAAAGATGGTGATAGTTTGCACATAGCGTACAGCGATGCCAGCAAAGCAGAAATCGGAAATGAAGGAGGAAACGAAAATGAGTAAAGAAAGAATATATAGGTCAATTTCGGAAATGAGGACGTCCGGAAAAACGATTTCCGGTGTAGCCTGCGTTGTCGAGTCTTGGTCAAAGGATTTAGGCGGGTTCCGCGAACTGATTAAGCGTGAAGCACTGACCGAAGAGTTAATCAATAAATCTGACATTATGCTGAATGTTGATCATAACCCGGAGAAGGTACTTGCACGTTCTAAATTCGGAAAAGGATCACTTCGTCTTTTCATCACAGAACGCGGTCTGGAGTTCACAACTGAAGCACCTGATACACAGTTAGGACGAGACGTTTTAGTGATGCTTGAGCGTGGTGATTACAGCCAGTGCAGTTTCTGTTTCTCGCTTGGTGAAGGCTCAGATTACTGGTACCAGGATGCCAATGGACAACTTTGTAGAGAAATAAAATCATTTGACAAACTATATGACGTTTCAATTGTTTATGACCCTGCTTATGACGCTACTCAGGTCGATGCACGAAGCACTTCTCTGGTGGCAGTTTTCGCGCACTTGAACGAATTAGAAAAAGAAATAAATAGTATAATTATATAATTTTATTATGAAAACAAATAAGAAAACTAAAGCCTTGGAAATCAGAAAGTTCTTGCTTGATATGATTGCTGATGCACGTAAAGAATGTCGCGAGTTTGACGAGGACGAGCAGAAGCTGTTTGATGAGCAGAAGAATGAACTGATTGCTCTTTCCGAAGAGATTCAGGCTACCGGCGATAAGTTGGATGAACTGGAGTCAGCACTTCCCGAAATCGAAGAGAAAGAAGATGACAAAGAAGACGTTCCTGCTGACGAGAAGCCTGCTGATGATAAGCCTGCTGAAGATGCACCAGCAGAAGAGCCAGCAGAAGAGCCAGAGAAGCCCGCTGACGAGCCAAAAGAGGACGCTGAGGAAGATACAAAGGACGACTCAGAAAAGCCAGCAGAAGAGCCTGAAAAGCCTGCTGATGATGAAGAGCAAAAATCTGATGAAGAAGAGCAGATAAATACTGAAAATGAGGATGAAAATCCCGATGAAGAAAACGAACAAAAACACAGAAATAATATTAATATTATGAGTAAAAATTTTTCACTTGTTAAAGCTATCCGCTCAGTCGTTAACGGCGAGAAGCAGGATGCACTGACTAGCGCTGTTCTTAACGCTGGTGCTGATGAATTCCGTAAGGCTGGTATCGGCGTAAACGGTCAGATTCAGATTCCTACCGAGAAGCGTACTTTCACTGTTACAGACGCTCACGACGACGTCATTGAGACTGAGTTCGCGGGTCTTGAGTTGCCACGTTATGCAAACCGCGTTCTGTCCAACGCAAAGTGGTACACAGGACTGGTTGGTGACCTTCAGATTCCTATCCTTGAAGCCGGTGAAGAGGCACGTTGGGAAGGTGAGACAACCGCATCAAAAGATATTACAAATGGTACTGACAGCATTAAGCTGACTCCTCACCGCATTAGCGTGGAGACTTCTATTTCTAAGCAGATGCTTGCTCAGGACTCTTTGTCTGTTGAAGCTGCTATCCGTGAAGACCTTATCAATAATCTTTACAACAAACTTGAGGCTACTTTCCTGAGTGCTGATGCAGCTAGCGGTAATATTCCTGCTGGTATCTTCGCTGGAAAGACTGCTGAGGTCGTTAAGGATTTCAAGGGTATTTGTGAACTCGAAGCAGGTATCGAAGAGCAGAATTACAACGGCGCACTCGCTTATGTATTCAGCCCCGCAGCTAAGGCAGCTTTCCGCCAGATTACTTTCGGTGGCGGTCGCACTCAGCGCATGGTTATGGAGGGTAACGAAATCGACGGTACTCCTTACACAACCACTACAAATGTTGCAAAAAATTACTTCGGTTTGCTCGACTGGTCAAGCGTTCGTATCGGTCAGTGGTCAGCACTCGACCTTGTCGTCGATCCTTATACTAAAGCCAGCAATAACCAGATTCGTCTTGTGCTGAATGCATATTTCGATATGAAGGTTGCTCATCCTGAGTTGGTCGCTTACGGTACAGTTGCTGAGTGATTTTAACTCGATTAACCGCATAAAACAGGAGCCGCCCCCATACGGCGGCTCTTTTTCTAAATAACTGATACACAATGAATTACATAGATTTAGATATAATAAAGAAGCACCTTAACATCGACGAAGATTTCACCGATGACGACGTTCTTCTGTTAAATTATGCGGAAGCAGCTCAACGTGCAATAGAAAATCATATCGACCAATCGCTGGACAATTTTGTGGACGACGGACAACTCGACCCAGGTCTTCAGCAAGCTGCATTACTTATCATCGGAACTTGGTACCAGAACCGTGAAAGCGTGACGTACGGACCCGCTCAACAGGTGCCACATTGTTATGAATATTTACTAAATCAGTACATCAATTATGAAGGCAGGAGCACTCAATACACCTGTTGTCATTCTTCGTAAAACTATCGTCGAGGGTGACTATAAGGATAAGGAAATCTACCAGGAATTCTATCGCACTCGTTGCGACTATGTCTGGAAAGGTGGCGGTCGAAAAGTCGAGAACAAAGAACTCTTCTACAGTCAGGTCGCTACTATCACCGTACGCTCCTATGTGCCTATCGAAGATGAAGACCACGTGGTCATAAACGACGTCGAGTATCGTGTCATTTCGATTAACAAAAATCTTGACACCAATCACAATCATATCGAGGTCCAAATAGAGAAGATTAACAAATGAGATTAACTGAAGCAATAGCAGGCGCGCGAAATAAAAAGCACCCGACTCACATTAACGTGAAGACCGGCGGAATTAAATTAATGGTTAATTTAACTGATGCCGAAATGAACGCTTATGCCGGTGCGTTTCAGGCTACTTATCTTCACAAAATCTGGGAAGCACAGCGTTACGCGCTCTACAAAGCTGCTAAAGATTTGCGCGAGCACGTCCGTAAAGTTTTTTCACAATATGTGCCAGCAGCTGAAAATAAGAACGATAAGTACGTCGATAAACTTGTAGATGCAGTTTCTATTGGTAAAATCAAGCGTTCAGATAGATACGCGGAGACAAACGTTAACATCATGGGCGGTCGAGCAAAGAATTCGCGCCAGTATCAGGCTAAGTGGTACGCTACCGGTACTGAAGAGCGTCAGACCAAAGAGGGTTATAATCGCGGTGCAATCGACGGGTCTGGAAATGAGAAGCGCAAAACGAGCAAATATACTTACAAACTCGGTTTCTTCTTAGATGCTCAAAGAAGCATAGATATGACGTCCGTTTTGAAAGCATATCTGGAAGCTGAAATATCAAAACGTTCTAATTGAAAAATATGGACACAGGAATTCAGATAGGAAAGTACATCAAACGCTGGCTCCAGAGTGACGAGGAACTTGTTTCTATGGTAAAAAAATCGAACATGGTTCCGCTGGTCGTTCACCCGACTGAGAAGCCTTTCATTTCCTGGGAGCGAATGTCATGCACTCCGAATTATACAAAAGACGGGCAAATCGTGGACGTCGTGGAAGTCGGCATGGCTATCGTTTCTGATGATTACGAGCAGTCGATTAATATCGCTGAGCGCGTCAGAAATCTACTTGAGTGGAAGTCTTATCGTGACGAAAATATCCAGATTCCCGCAATGGAAATCCGGCAAATACAGGAGGACAACGTGGACGATGCTTATGTTCAGGAAATCCTTTTCGAGTTTCATATAGAAACATTAAATAAGAATTAAATGTAATAAAATTTTATATATAAAATTATGGCAAACTATGTAAAGGCAGACCTTCTGCACATCTTTTACAAGGACGGTGATAATTACACCTATTTCGGTTATAGTCAGTCAGATAGCCTTAATATCCAGCAGGCTTTGACAGAAGTAAGTTCTAAGGATCACGGCGTTCACTCAGACCAGACTCCTGGAACTCAGACTTGGGGAATGTCAGGAAGTTTCTATTACAGCCAAACTAGCGGTCAGAAACTTATCGACATGGCTCTGGCAGGCAAGCAGGTTGATTTCTGTTTTGCTCAGGCAGCTGAAACAAACGCTGAAGACGGTCTGAAGCCAGTTTCTGGCTTTGGCGACCAGACAGCATGGACAATCGGTTCTGTTGCTTATTATGGCAAGGGTTATATTACAAATATGAGTCTTGAAAGTTCACACGGCGACGTGGCACAGTGCTCGTTTGACGTGACCGGTGTCGGGGCTTTGAGCACAACCGCACCTAACGGCAACTGATTTTCTTCGTTGTAATATTCTTTATCTTTGGGAAGCGGGGCTACGGCTCCGCTTTTTTCATTAAGATAAATATTAAAAGAAAATATTTTAACAAAGAATATGGAAGTTACAATTAAAAATCAGACAATTGAACTGAAGTTCAGATTTAAGCAGGACTTGCTCTTTGAAAGCGCAACAGAAGAGTCATTTAGCGGTAAAAATACCAAACAATGGATCATCTATATGTTCTGTGCGGTAATCGCCAATGCCGGTGACGGTTTTATGAGTTTTGACGAGTTTGAGCGTTGGTTGTCAGACAATCCACAGAAGTTCTATGATTTTATTGAAGAATACACTAAATTCATGGCAAATATCGCAGAACAGCGAGCACCTAAAAAGGCTGATGAGTCAAAAAAAAAGAAGAAGTAAGCGATGAACATTACAAATATATCACTAATTACTATCGACTTTTCGTTTGCGAGTTCCGCTTAGTCAGTCACGAGTATTTTCTGTATCAAGCCGGCCCGCTAGAAATCGACATAATGCTCGACAATCTGACGCACGTTGACCGGTCTTTATGGGATTCAGCAAGGATGCAAGCGTACATTTCGCTGGCTCCGCACATGAAGCGAAATTCTAAACTCAAAGTGGAAGACCTCTGGCCTTTGCCTTGGGATCCGAAGCAGGAGAAAAAACTGAGTCCAGATGACGCAAATTCGCTACTAAATATAGGCGCAAGCCTTACAAAAATAATTAACAAAAAATAATGGCACAATCAGACTATAAAGTAAAACTTTCCGCTGAAGATGCAGGCTTACAAAGCACGATGCAACAGTCACAGCAAGCGATGGATCAGTTTGCAGATTCAGTGAATGAAGTCGGAAATACAGTGACCGCGACAGCGTCAGATATAGTACAAGGAATGTCGTCGATGACCAATTTTAAAAAGGAAATGCGTCAGACGACAGCCGAACTCTTAAATTTGGAAAACGCTTGGGCGTCGATGGACGACGCTGCGAAATCTTCTGAAGTCGGGCGAGAACTCGCTCAAAAACTCACAGAAGTTCGTGACCGAGCAGGACAACTCCGCGATCAAATCGCAGATACAAATGCAACAATTTCGGCACTCGCTAGTGATACAGCAAATATAGATGCAGCTAAGCAGGGCGTTGAAATGCTCCGCGATTCTTTCTCAGCCTTAACAGCGGTTATGTCTTTAACAGGCGGAGAAAATAAGTCACTCGACCGTTTGATGAAGACGCTCGCTACGACTTATACAGTAGCGACAACAGCGATTACGATCATGAACGCTGTCCAGAAACAAAGCGCTATCATGCTGGGTATCAATAAGGTACAGCGTTTTGCGGAAATCGCAGCTATCAATATGCAGACAGCTGCAACTGGGCGTGCAACAGCAGCTACAGTGGCAATGACCGCTGCACAAGCAGCGTTAAATGCAGTCGCCAAGGCAAATCCTTATGTATTACTTTTCTCGACTTTGGCAGCTGGCATAGGGATATTGTTCGGAATTTCACAAGCAACAGAAGCGTACGCAGAAAAACAAGATGAAGCTGCACAAAAAGCAAAAGAGCAGGAAGAAGCAGAAAAGCACGCTAAAGAGGAAATGAAGCGCGCTCAGGAAGAATATACATCTACTATATCGCGCGAGTCCGCTAAATTAATCGTTTCGTACAGTGATTTAAAAGATGAATATACATCATTAAAAACAGCAGTCGAGAAGCGACAGTTTGTACGCGATCACGCGTCAGATTTCCAGCAACTTGGACTAAATATCACTGACGTTATTTCAGCAGATAATGCTTTCGTACAGAATTCTGATAACGTGATTCGAGCACTGGAGTTACGTGCTCAGGCAATGGCTTTGCAGAACCTTCAGATGAATGCTTATACAAAGTATTTCAATGAAATGCAGAAGATGGATGAACTTCCAGACCCGACGAAAAACTTTTACAAAAAGGGTGACTGGGTTCCTAACGAAGACATCTTCAAAGCAGGCGTCAGACGTTCACAAGCGTCATTAACCGGTGGTGAAACAATCGACTCGCAAAAGACAATCGACAAGATAAACGAGTACAAATATCGTCAGGAGGTTCGGACGCAGGAAAATATCAGAAATCGTCGTCAGGCAGAACTTCAGAAAGAGCTGAATTTTTCCAAAAACAAGATGAAGGAAATTGTTAACGAGCAGAACAAACTCGTCGGCAATTTAATCGCTCCTGGAAATAGTAACGTCAAACAGCCGAGGGAAAATAAGAATACTAAATCTGATACAAAATCGGATAAGCAGAAACCGCTGGCTGGTTCTATAGATGCTTTAAATGAAGAGCGCCAGAAACTTGAAAAATCTTTGACAGACGGTACTTATACAAAGGCTGGAACAACTGCTGAAGACGTCCGCGATAAGATACGTCAAATCGACACTGAAATCAATGCTCAGAAGGTCATCACTAAGGACGTTAAGTTTAAGGTAGATGCATTTGATGATACAGCATTACAGGATTTATATTCAAACCTTCTGAACAAGAAATACACGCTGAAAATGGACGTCGATGATTCTTCAATCGAAGCAATCGAGAAAGAACTCGACCGTAGGGAGTTCATAGCCAATGTGAATATGAAACTCGACCCTAAAAATGTAAGTATTTCCGATGCACAAAAACAACAGTCTGAAATCGTCACCAAACTGACAACTGACACTTCACTGGCTGAAGAAGATATACAAAAATTGAGTAACCGATATAAGGAACTCAAAGACTTTATCGAACAGCGTAGAATTGAACTCGGTTTGTCCACAGATCCTGCTGAAGCAAAACTGACAGCACTTGAAGAGCGTTATCAGAAGATAACGAAACCGGAAGAGAAATCTTCGTACGAGCAGGCTGTTCCGAAAGAGGTCGATAACTCAGCAGAAGGACAGTTAGCTTCTTTAAAGCAGGTCATGGACGCCAACGATTCGCAAATCGCTCAACTCCGTGAACTTCAGGAAGAATATTCTAAACTCGGTGACAAGGGTGCTGAAGGTTATGAACAGGTAACCGAGAAAATAAAGGAACTTTCTGATGCTCAGGAAGAGAATGCTGATAAGGCGAAAAAACTTGACAAAGAGGACAAGAAAACCAAGAAGCGCAAGAAGAATTATGAGGACATGATGAACGCTGTCGGTAGCATGGGTGATGCTTTCTCAGCACTTGGTCAAATCACCGATGACGAAACGTTTAACACTGCCGGAATTATCGCGCAGACAATCGCAAATATCGGTTTAGGTTTGTCAAATATTATGTCACACCCATCGACCGCGTCACTTGGACCTTGGGGATGGATCGCTTTCGGTGCAGCTGCTTTAGCGCAGACTATAGGAATGATAGCGAGCATTAAATCAGCCACTTCAGCTGCTAGCGGTGCAATCGTTCCGGGTACATCTTATACAGGTGATAAAGTCTGGGCAAGAGTTAATTCTTCGGAAATGATTCTTTCAAATTCACAGCAGGGCAGACTCTGGAGAATGATTAACGGACAGGCTGTCGGGGCACCTTCGTTCGGAGGTCCGCAAGAGGTTTCGTTCGTACTTCACGGTTCTGACTTGTACGGCTCGCTGAAGAATTATTCCAAGCAACAGTCAAAAATCGGTAAAATAACAGGAATACATTAAAAGATGAAGATTTTTTACAAAAACAAAGAATATGAGCTAGCCTGGTCTGTTCAGGCTATGCTCTTATTTGAGAAAATTATGGGCTACGCGTTTCGCGGTAAAACCGTAAAAGACAATATCGTGATGCTGTACGTTATTCTGGTCACGATAGAGGGTTCTGATAAGAATTTAAACTATCAAGAATATTCCGCATGGATAAACCAAAATGCACGTACACTTCAGAAATTTATAAACTGGACAGAAGAGCAAGAGCAATGACAATTTCAGGTACGTTTAAAAATTATAAGGAAGAAGACATAACAGTCATAATATATACACCGGTTGAAGGTAATAATATCACAATCGGTGAAGAAGAAGGCTGTGACGTATTCTTTTCGGCTGACCCTGTCGAGGTAAGTTGTTCTCCGGACACAACGCTCGACGTCATCATTATGAAAGAGTGTTCTATTAACTTAGTTGTAAAGAAATATTTAGGTGATAAGTTGTTCACTTCAAACGCTCGCGACATCATCGTGAACGTCTGGAAAGATGACAGATGCTGTTTCGCAGGTTATCTGGAACCGAATGTGTACAACCAGCCATATTCTAGGAATTATGATGAGTTGCAACTCAATTGCACTGACGCTTTAACGACCTTGCAATATTATAATTATAAGAACATCACGACCGAAGAGCAATATTTGTCCGCAAAAACAGGTCAGGACAGCGTCACTCTTCAAGCCGTTCTGGAAAATATTTTTTCGTGGATTCCGAATTTGGATTTGTACAAAAACACAGGCTGGCGTCTGTGGTACGACGGGTCTGTCAGACTATCATCAACATCTTCGGCAACGTCCATTTTCAATGTGGCGATTTTCGAGAAACTTCTTCTCGGTGATGAACTCGATGACGTTTATACGGAAGAAGAAGCCTTAGAAATGTTTTTGAAATATTTTGACTTGCATATACGTCAGGACGGACTCGACTTCTACATCTATTCTAATCAGGCTCACCAGTCCAGACAGATTCAGAACTGGACGTGCGTTTATCAGAACACGACGCCAAATCAGAACATCTATTATATAAAGAAGGATAAGCAGACAACGACTCACAGAGAGGTTTTGTCAAATGTTTTTACCTTAGATGATTCACCGGGTAATAAACTGGATAAGTTCTTAGGCCCGTACGTTGTTTATGAAAATAACGAGTATCATCGTTATTACTATTATCGACTTCCAGATAATACGGCTGAAATATCAGATGAATATATCGTGGTCGATAATGCAAATATCGTTGACTATATAAAAATTAAAGATAATTTGTATAAAATTCTGGAACAGAATGAGTCAGGCGACTATTATCCGGATGAACTTCCGCTTCCGCCTGCGCCTGCTTATGACGAGCACGACAACTTCAAGGAGTCGTACTTTGAGGCACAACCAAATGATTTTATTATAACAGACAAATAATATGGCTAACATAGTTTTTAAGGACGCTAAAGTAAAAGAAATTTGCGTACAGAACTGGGGTTCTAACGGTGAAATCACCTATGAACAGGCAGCTGCTGTGACTGATCTCTGGGGAAAATTTAAAGAAAATAAAACGATTACTTCGTTTGATGAACTTCAGTATTTTACCGGACTTCAAAGTATAGCCGATGAAGAATTCTACAACTGCTCATCTTTGACTTCTATCATCATTCCTTCAAAAGTCACTAGTATAGGCGATAGGGGATTCAGCGGGTGTTCGGCTTTGACTTCTATTGTTATTCCTTCAAACGTAAAGACGATAGGCAATTATGCATTTCAGCTTTGTACCGGTCTGACATCACTTACTATCGAAGAAGGAGTTACTAAAGCGGGAACTCGCGCTTTCTATTGGTGCGCAATGACTTCAGTTGTTATACCTAGCACGCTTACGAGTTTAGGTGATGATATGTTTAAAGGGTGTTCCAAGTTAACTTCTATCACAATTAATGCAAAGTGGACGACTATCCCGTCAGGCATGTTCATGTACTGCTCATCTTTGACGTCGATTACGATTCCAGAAACAGTTACTTCTATAGGTCAAGACGCTTTTGCAAGTTGTTCATCTTTGAGTTCTGTAACAGCACTCCGAATTCAGCCGGTGACGATAGGTACTCTTATATTTTACGGTCTTTCAGACAATTGTACGCTTACAGTACCAAAAGGCACTAGAAATGCTTATATCGCAGCCGGCTGGACTGAAGAAATCTTCAAAGGAGGCGTCCAAGAAATCGATGATACTATACACTTTGCTGACCCAAATGTGAAAGCGATTTGCGTACAGAATTGGGGTTCGGACGGAGAAATAACCTATGATCAGGCAGCTGCTGTAACTTCTATCGGGACAGTTTTTTCCGGAAATACAACTATCACTTCTTTTGACGAGTTAAAATATTTCACAGGTCTGACTGCTATCGAAGACAAAGCGTTCTACGGTTGTTCGGCTTTGACTTCTATTGTTATTCCAGAAGGCGTTACTGAAATAAAAGGCTCGCAAATCATTTATCATGGCGCTTTTTCAAGATGCACATCTTTGAGTTCTGTCAGTTTGCCTAGTACGTTACGGACAATCGGAATACAAAGTTTCGCTCTTTGTAGCGCTTTAAATTCAATCAAACTTCCTGACGGTTTGTTACGTATAGAGGCTTTGGCTTTTAACTTAGCTGGCATAACATCTATTACGTTTCCTAATAGTTTGACGTATATAGGAACATCGGCTTTTAATAGTTCTCATTTAACTTCAGTGACGATTCCAGACAGTGTGACTGAATTAGGCGTTCAGGCGTTTGCTAATTGTGATTATCTGGATTCCGCTATCATCGGAAACGGTGTCACAACTATACCAAAATCGTGCTTTGGTTATAGTGTCTTAACTTCCGTTACGATAGGAAATAATGTTACAAAAATAGACTCAGATGCTTTTGCTGCGTGCCGAAGATTAACTTCTCTTTATATTCCTGCAAATGTACAGGAAATCGTCGGTAATCCTTTCTTAGACTGCGGTGGTTTGACTTCAATCGTCGTCGATGCGAAGAATAATTTTTACAATTCACATGATAATTGTAACGCGATAATTAAATCATCTTCAAATACTCTTATAACAGGTTGCCAAAATACAGTTATTTTGGACACGGTCAGGGAAATAGGAGAAGATGCTTTTCATAGGGTTCATAATTTAACTTCCGTGACGATTCCTGAAAGCGTTGAAATTATAAGAGAAAGTGCTTTTTATGAATGTACCGGTTTGACTTCCGTGACAGTAGAAGGTGATATTTCAATCCTTGAAAGCTCAGTTTTTGAAAACTGCCGTGCATTGAAAACCGTTCGCTTTAAAGGCGACGTAAGACAATTTGGTGGTGGCGTTTTTTTCGGTTGTACTGCTTTGGAAGACGTGTACTTCGATGGTACACTCAGTCAGATAGGTTCATATGTATATTCACCGCACGATTCTAATGTCGTTAACTTCTGGTTTCAGCAGACAACTGCACCGACAGTCGGAGAAAATTTTTGGAAAGACGGTTATGCTTATGTCTGGCCCGCCGGAATTCCAGCGTTTACAACTGCTTTTGCCACAAATCCTGGCATTATAGTCGTAGAAAGACTGGTCGATCCTCACGTAACTTATCTTTACGATGACGGGACAGAATATTTGACTCAAATGTACGATTTAGGCGACCCTATCGTACCGCCTGCTGACCCTGTCAAACGAGGTCACACGTTCACCGGCTGGACGCCCCCACTGCCTGCTACACTTGAGGTCAGAACGCTGATAGAAACTGCTACTTTTTCTGTTAATCAGTACACAATCTACTGGTCAGATGATGCTGGTTCTCACGAAACAAAGTTTGACTATGATTCTGTTATTTCATTGCCTGTTCAGCCTAGAACTGGTTATTCATATCATTTCAACCCGGCTCTTCCTGAGAAGATGCCTGATGAGGATTTGACCACAACAGTTGTTTATACTATTAACAAATATACAGTTTATTGGACAGATGACGCAGGCTCACATGAAACGAAATTTTATTACAACAGTCCTGTTTCAATCGAGCCACAAGCACGTCGTGGATATTCATATCATTTCAACCCGGCTCTTCCGGACGTGATGCCTGCTAATGATATAACGACAACAGTCGTTTATACTATAAATCAGTACACAATCTACTGGTCTGATGATGCAGGGAGTCACGAAACAAAGTTTGACTATGATTCTGTTATTTCATTGTCTGTCCAGCCGAGATTAGGCTATGAATATCACTTCGATCCTGCTCTACCGGAGAAGATGCCAGACGAAGATTTGACCACAACAGTTGTTTATACACCGAAATATATTACTTTGACTTTCATAGTCGATGATGCTGTATATGCAACAGTCGGGGGTCATTTCGGAGAAGAGGTTACAAAGCCAGAAGCACCTGAGAAACCTGATATACAATTTGCAGGATGGTCACCAAGATGTCCGAAGACTTTCCCGCCAGATGATTTAACTTTGACTGCTCTATTTTTAAATTATGTAGAGCGAGTCGAGCAACTTCCGGTTTTCCGTGAAAAATTGTTAAATGCAAGTACGGGTGAAATACGTCCTGGAAATAAACTGGAAATCACTTTAGGTGATGCTGTTTATGACGTTGAGCACGGTCGATACGTTCAGCCGGTTTATGTTGCTGGACAGTTAACAAACTATCGAGTCTTCTGTCAAAGCCCGACAGAAGAGAACGTGGACGTTTCACTGCCTTTGCTTAAAGATGGAAAATATTTTACAATTAACTGGTTTGCAGAACGTACTTCTGACGGGCAGATAATGACTTTAGGGGAGCAGGTTACTTATGCTTCGTATTACGCTGAAATAACCGGTGTTAATCTGATAGGTCCGTATTACTATGAGGAAATTCTGACTGCTGATGGCACTTATACAGGAAACCGAGTCGATTTGCTGAGCAAAGTATTCACTCAGTCCACAGAAGACGCGTCTGACTGGACGCTTCTCTGGACGTTCACAGGCATATTGAAGACAATCGAAGAGGAAACTCCGGTTAAAGAACTGAATTTCAAGGAAATACAGATTTCAAAGACCGGAACGCGTACAGAAACAATCATCACACCTGATTCTTCAAGTTGGCTCTATCATTATAGATATGTACCTGAGTTGTTCACATCAACTGATTTTGCTTTGTTCACGTCCGATTTCCGTGCAAAACTGCTTGCTGACAAGACAGATTCTACGCACTATATCCAATCTGTGAAGGTTAATCTTTCCGAAGGTTATGAATGGACAGTCGTCGAGAAATCGACAGATGACGTCACGGTTAATGTAAGGATTTTTGACGGTGAAGATTTGTATTCGGTTATGGCTGGAATTCCGGGTAGTCCGTTTATATATGAAACGCCTGTTAAGGCTGGATATACGTTTGACAGACTCGACCCTGACCTTCAAGTTTATCCAAATAAAGATACAGACGTCCAAGCGATTTTTACGGAAATTCCTGTTCCAGAACCGGAACCAGAAAAAGTTCACACTTTGACTGCCATAGTAGAAGGTGCTGTTTATGCAACTGCAAAAGTAGAAGAGTTAACATCGACCGCTGGACTAATCGCTGACCCGATAGTTCCTGGAAAAAGATTTACAGGCTGGTCACCGGAAATTCCGGCTACGATGCCTAAGAATGATTTGACAGTCACCGCACAGTTCACTGCTTCAGGTGGTACTTTCACGTTGACTTATCAAGTCGATTCTTCAACCTATAAGACCTATCAAGTCAAGGCTGGTGCAAGCGTACCCGTACAGCCGTACCCGACTAAAGCACTTTATGAGTTCTCTGGATGGACTGGCGTACCAGAAGTGATGCCTGCTCAGAATGTAACCGTGACAGGAAGTTTCACTAGCAAACGTACAGAAGTTTATCCAGGTGAGCCAAAACGAAGGACAATCACTTATATAATTAATCATCAGGAAAGTGATGCAAAAAATTCTACAAGCGTATATCGAGTCGAGTATCACGTAGCCGGTGATGCAATCACCAAACTCGCTCTTCCTGTCAAAGAAAATTACTCTTTCTCAGCATGGAGCGGTTTCCCTGCAAATAACGTGATGCCTAACGCTGACGTCGTTGTGACGACGACTCAGACAGATGCAAAACAACTAGCAAAATTCTACGTCGATGGATCTCTTAAAAACACGACCGAAAATGTTGTCGGAGAAAAAATCACGCTTCCTTCTACGCCGGTCAAGTCAGGATATACTTTCAGATATTGGGCAAACTGCCCGACGTACCAGCCGGCTGAAACAGTCACTGCCACTGCTGTATTTGTCAAAAATGAATAAATAATTTATGGCTGAAATATATTTACAAACAGAGGAAGAGGACGTGTACCAGGTCGCACAGTACACGCCCTCGACCGGTGACTATACAGTGACCGGAACAAGCGGAAATCCAAATCGTGCTCCTTCTACCAGCTCGATGCACCCCGTTCACACTTTGGCGAAATCAGACTATAAATCTGACGACTCAAATATCACTATTGAAGAAGTATATAACCAGATAGTTCTGACCTGCAATATTGAAGAAATAGAAGATATTGTGGACGACCCGACTGACCCTGATCAGACTCGCTCACCTTTCGTTAACAAACAAAAATTCTGTGAAGAATATGTTGCGTGGGGCGGAGGGTCAAGTGCTTTCGGAGGATTTCAGGATATGATACGCTCTAGTGCAACAGGATACGACGGAGCCTATAAAAACCAGTGGTTTGTCCAAGTCAAAAAGTCACTGAAATGGAAATTTAACGGTGACAAATATATTGACGAAACGGGAATAAACCAAACAAACGTCCTTGAAAAAGCAGGCAAAGAGAAGTGTATCGCTTTTCTGGCTTCTTTCGGAAAATCTGAAACAACTCCTAACAATTCTAACAATCAGATTCAGGGCAAAGTTAATATGCAGGACTATCTTGTTATTTCAATTTGCGGAAACGGCGCAAATGATAAAAATGCACGTCCGAATGAAAATGATATAAGAAGTCATATTCCGGTTGCTGAGTACATCGGTGATGTTAACGGAGGTTTGCTTTCACCAGTCGATGACCAGACGACAAACTATATAGTTTTGTCAGGAAAAATCAGAGCACTTTCTGTCGGTTTGATGGGTACACAATCCATGATTAATACGTGGGGTCATCCGATCGGTTACCCCGAACTGAAGTACGATTTGGAACATAACGACGGTGGCGGAATATTTTCCAGTTTCTTTCAGAAGTACTTTGGCATGACCGTAGATTTGAAAGACAACGGTGATTCCGGTTATTATTTCCAAAGATATTTCAAAGCACTGGACCCGACCGAAACTCCGCACGTGGTCACTGACTATGACTCAGCAATGATTTTACCGCCGGTAGAATGGAACCAGATGAGGTTGCGTTATTCGTATTCGGCATGGGGCGATGAAACAGACAAAATATACAAGTTGCCTTTGCTCGCCTGCGAGTTAAAAGTCGGTGACAAGTATTGTTGTGAAATTCATAAATCTGACGGTACAAGTGACTATGTCTGGAGAAGGCTGGAAGACTGCCCTTCGTGGACTTATCAAGGCTCTAAAAACGTTGGAAATTTCATTACAATCGGAGCAAACCCTGCAATCGGTGATTTCGTTATCGGAAAGGAATATAGTCTGGCAAATAATGTCACCGGTGATATGGGTATCGACGCTGAAGGAATTGCTATCAAAATCAAAGCGAGCGACCAGTTAACCGGAAAAGTGGAGTTTAAGATTCTAGGTCCAATCGCTGGAATGTGGGATGAATGGGTCCGAATACACCCAACGCTGTTCCGACATACTGACTATTACACAGACACTTATAATATTCTGGCTAATATTCGTCAAATAATGATTAAAGACTTTAAAATGGAAATCTACACTGACTCAGCATCTATAAACAATCAGCCGGACGACCAGGATTTGGTTTATATGAGTCAAGAGTCTGGAGTCGATACGCTTAGTAAGTTGGACGACCAGGAGTTTGATTTGGTCACTGCTTTGACGTCCGAAGAAGCTGCACAAAAGGGTTTGAAGAATTCGATAAAACTTAACAATCCTTATATAAACAAACAACCGCTCAGAAGTGTATATAATACTTATACGAAGACGTCCAGAAAACCTGAAGAGCACTTTGTTGTTAATCAGTTTAATGAATATTCTGTACCGCGCGTGATATTTGAAGTGACAGTAGATGAAAGTATCGCAGAACCGTATAATATAATGTGTCAGCACTATGTCGTACCGAGCCTTAACTCACCTTTCTTCGTCCAGGGTTATACGTGGAATGCTCGCAAAGCGACAACCAAGCTCACACTGAAGGAGGGCTGACGCTTTCCCGACTCTATATATATTATCAGCCGGCTAAACTGCTCGAAAAGATAAATATTCTAAAAGGGCGTTTAGCCGAATTTTTATTACAAATTATGCAGGTAACATCTTTTACAAAGAAAAAAGAAAACGCGTCATCTTCGGGCGGAAGTTTCTTTACAAATGTCGTAAGGACGACCACGTACGCGACAAAGGCAGACGCTCTATCTACTGCGCGTTATATATGGGGTCAAGCGTTTGACGGGTCAGCAGATATAACCGGTGATTTCTACTTAGGGAATAATTATAAAATGGCTGTTGACGGGTTCCTGTATCAGGGAAGTCCGTACAACCAGGTTTCATATTGGCGTTGGCTCCCGACCCTTGATGACAGCAACTCTAAAGTGGACGTTCGCCGAGTCGATATGAAAGCTCAGAATTTTTCAATGTTTCTTTATGAGGAAGATGATGATACTGAGCTGACGTTTAACTCTAAAGGTTTCAAGTCAAACGGTTTCTTCGGGATAGAATCGAAAGAACTAAGACTCCAAGCCGATAAAATGGAGCAGGCTTTTGAAGAGGGTAATTTCGATTTAGGAAAAGGCTGGCTGAAAGCCAATTCTGTTCACACAAATAATATCTACTCGCAGAATACAGGCTCAATCTACATCGCTGACCCTGTCATCATGGACGGTGGTCTGGAGTTAAACGGTGATTTAAAAGTCCAGAATCTGTACTCGAAAAATATTGACAATGAGGAAACAGTGACCACTAAGGATTTGGTTGTGACCGGTAATTCCCATTTCTTTAATCTGGTTATAGATGAAGTAAAGCACGCTCAGGGCCAGATAGTTCTTTCGCCGGGTTCTTTTCATATAGATGATTTCGAAGAAGTGACTGAAACAGTCACTCCAGATATTAACTATGGAGTAGCCGGTGAAGGTCAGACAGATTTGGAATATAAAGTTGTGCGTCTGTATCAGATTTGCGAGAAAGACGGTGAAATAATTCATAATACAATTCAGCCTGGTGACCACGTACTTTGTTATACAGCAAACGTGACTGATGAAGGCGTTTTTGACGCTCGTTCATGGTGGACGCTTTGTACGTCAGCGAAACATAAAGTCAGCAGACAAATCGAAGGTGAAATCAAGAACTGCAACGTCATAGATATTGTTTCCGAAGTCCGTACAAGCGAGGGCTGGACAGACCCTATTTGGGGAAAAGTTGTTGTGAAAATAGATGACAATTGTGCTGTCGTCGGATCACATAATGCAGACCGTAGAGCAGCTATCCTAATGTGCGCTTATAAGTCGTTTGATATGGACGTTAAGGCGCCATGCATAGCACAGTACAAAGATATTGACGGGTTCAGCCTTGAGGGAAAAGCATGGACGTACTTTTCTGAATCTGGAAATAAAGTCCGTGGTGAACTGGTCATCGACGCGACAGGAGAAGACGTCCAGGAAAAGATAGAAAATGAGGGGAAACTCTATTTCCACACAGCGTGGTCAAACAGTGAAGACGGGCGTTTGGATTTCTGTTATGACAGTCAGAAAGACGAAAATTTGTCATATAAATTCAAAGGAATCGCGACCAATAAAATTCCAGATGAAACGGAACTAAGGTTCGGTGATTACTATTGGTACCCAGTTGACGGGCGTCAGGACAAACTTATTCCTGCTAGGGAAAGACTCTATCTAGCAAGTGATGACTGCTTATATCTGGACGTCGAGTACATCACTGAAAATATACGCGTAAAAGATTACAAGATTTATGCGGAAATAACAAATTATTTAGGCGCAAAAACAACGCGTCAAATTAACCGTGCAAGTGATATAAACAAGACATTATATTATTGCGGAGTTATCCAGCAGAACTGGAGTGATGCACCTGAGTACGGAAGTCGATATGATTTCTGTACAGTATATCTGGCTGACGGGAATGACAATATTTTTGACAGTCGTTCTTTTGCCATGACAACAGACCACGGTGCTATTCTTTCTGTGACTGATGATATTAAAGCTCGCGTAACTGATGATGAAGGAAATATTAACACTTTGGTGATGACCGCGAAATATCTTCGCGAGCGTATCACAAGTGCGGAATCGACACTCGATTTGCTTATCACTGACAAGTCATTGGAGTTAATGATAGATAACCTGAAAGGCAAAACAAATAATATTTCTATCGACGTTGACGGGCTTCACGCTTCACTCCGTGATTTCTCCGATGAACAGACTCAGAAATGGGCTGACTATGAAGTAACTATCGACGGGATAAAAGGTGAAATCAAGGCTGTTGACGGGTACGCGCGTACACAAGTTGCACGTATAGATATTTCACTGGCTGGACTGACTTTTGAAGTAAGTGATAAAATTGTCGGGGCGGAAAATCTAATCGACCAGACTGATTTCGGAATAGATGAAACAACTGATAAATGGACAATTAACTCGGTCACTTTTTCTGGCTCAGCAGGTCCGGAATCTAATCATGGATACGCTACTTTCTCTAGCGGAAGTTATCTGTCTCAAGCGCTCGACGGTGAACTGAAACCAGCCTGCTGGTACACGCTTTCATTATATACAAATGACCCTTCAAAAATTCGTACATATTTCAGCACTGATTTCATCGACCAAAGCGCAAAATGGAGTTACTGCGGAACAGTGCAGGAAAACGTGACTCTTGCTTCAGACTGCGATTT